AACAGAAGTCAGTAAAGATTCAGCGAGAGTAAGTGCTTCTCGCACACTACGTTTACCAAAGGTACAGAGTTATATGAGCAAGTGTATTGCTAATACTCTAGGACTTGGTGCAGTAAGTGCGAGTAAAAGACTTATCGATCTCTCTAGTGGAGCTAGGAGTGAGTATGTCCAACTTGAGGCAAGTAGAGATATACTCGATAGAGTAGGGTTAAGAGCACCTGACAGGGTGGCACATAATGTTACAGGCGATATTAAGATAAGTATCGACCTCTCTTAAAATTGTCGGTACAGCCGACCATTTGTCCACGCCACTCAGAATGAGGGGTGGGGGCAAAAACACCCATCGCTAGATGACTAGTGGAGTCATACAAGCAACAGAGGTGTTTTTTAAGTTCGTTATCACGTTCTAATAAATTTGTAGATCCTCCAAAGGTAAGTTATACAAATTAATGGCAAAAAAAGAAATTGTAGAACACGTAACGAAGGCAAGGTTTAAAAAAACTTCCCAATCAAAGAGAAGACCTAAAATGTCTTCAATGAATAAATCCAAAAAAAGAAGCTTTAAAAAGTATAGATCTCAGGGGTAAGTGCGTTTATCTTTCTAGAGTTGTGTTATAAGTAGATTATTCCAATAAATCAAAAGAGGTTAAATGTTTTACTTAGTAAAAATTTGGGATAATAGTGATTGTTTTCTAAAGAAAGAAATACTATACCAATCAGATAACGATGTTACTGCAATGCAAAAAGCAAGTGCTGCTACGCCTGATGGCTGTAGAGCAACATATGAGTCAATTGATAAGGAAAAATATGAAAAAGAAAAAACTCAAAAAACCGAAGAAGAAGAAAAAACCATCATCGAAGAAGACATCGCCTCGTAAACGTGGCTACTAAAGCTGAGAAGGTTCACATGGAAAAGGTGGCAAGTCTTGGATGCTATGTTTGTTTAAGACCTGCTACCTTACATCATATAAGAAATAACGGAACTGGGAATGTAGGTATGGGAAGGAGATCCTCCCATTTTGAAGTAATCCCTTTATGCTATGACCACCATCAAGGTCAACACTCAATTCATTTAGATAAAAAAAATTTTGAAAAGAACTTCGGCACGGAAAAAGAAATACTGGAAAAAATCTTAAAAAGGATTACAACTAGTGCATGAGCTTCCTCAAAACCTTATCTCTTAAAGATAGAAGAAGATTAAGAGCTATAGTCAAAAAAACCCATTTAAGTTACTACCCCAAAAACATGATAACGGATTATGAAGCTGATAAGCTTGTAGAATCTTTTGGAGAAGAAACTGTGTTTAATATGTTAAAAGCTAATGTAGGAACTAATGTCGATTAAATTTGCTTATAAACCAGAAGGCATAACTCTTAAGACTTTTATGAAGTCTAATGACTTTTTTAGAGGTATGCGTGGGCCAGTAGGTTCAGGTAAATCAGTTGCTTGTTGTATTGAAGTCTTTAGAAGATCTTTATTACAAGCTAAAAACAAAGAAGGAAAAAGAAAAACTCGATGGGCAGTTATAAGAAATACAAATCCCCAACTAAAAACTACAACAATTAAAACATGGTTAGATTGGTTTCCTGAAGATGTGTGGGGAGATTTTGCTTGGTCTGTTCCTTATACTCATAGAATTATTAGAGGTGATTTAGAAATAGAAGTATTGTTTCTAGCTCTTGATAGACCAGAGGATGTAAAGAAATTATTATCTTTAGAACTTACAGGTGTATGGATCAATGAAGCTAGAGAAATACCTAAATCAATTATAGATGCTTGTACCATGAGGGTAGGAAGATTTCCTTCTATGAGAGATGGTGGTGCTACTTGGTATGGAGTTATAGCTGATACTAACGCACCTGAAGAAGATCATTGGTGGCCTATCATGGCAGCAGATGTTCCTGTACCAGATCACATATCTCGAGATGAAGCTTTAATGTTAATTAAACCTGATAACTGGTCTTTCTATTCACAACCTCCTGCATTATTAGAAAAAAAAGATAAAGATGGATCAACCACAGCGTATGATCCTAATGAACTAGCAGAAAATAAATCAAACCTAACGCCTAAATATTATTCTAATATTATTAGAGGTAAAACAAAAGGATGGATAGATGTTTATGTTTTAAACAAACTAGGTTCAATTGAAGAAGGAAAACCTGTATATCCAAACTTTAAACAAGAGCTACATTGTGCTACCGACATATTGTTACCTAATATTACACAACCCCTATATATAGGTATTGACTTTGGATTAACACCTGCAGCAGTCTTTGGTCAAAGACTTGTTACAGGAAGATGGGCAATTTTAGATGAGCTTGTTTGTTTTGATATGGGTGTAGTTAGATTTTCAGAATTACTAAGAGGAGTTATAAGAAAATCCTATAGAAACTTTGATGTTCAGATATATGGAGATCCTGCTGGAGATTTTAGATCACAGACGGATGAAAGAACTCCATTTCAGATTATGAGGAATAATGGATTGAAAGCTATACCAGCTCCTTCTAATGATCCTGCTTTAAGAGTTGAAGCAGTAGATGTAACTTTGCAAAGATTAATAGATGGTAAAGCTGGTTTCTTGCTAGACAAAAAATGTGTTACTTTAAAAAAAGGATTTAACGGAGGTTATCATTATCGAAGACTTCAAACGTCAGGAGATAGATATGACGAAAAACCTTTTAAAAATAGATATTCTCATGTCCATGATGCTTTACAATATTTAATGATGGGAGCTGGAGAAGGTAGAACAATTCTATCAGGTAAATCAAGATCGCAACCTATGATCGCCAAGAAAGAATGGGATGTATTTGCAGGACAGAAAAAGAAAACAAGGAAAGTATGGGATCTATTCAAGAGGAATATTTAATTTATTTTTTTGAACCTGAAGCAAGGTATTCAAAATATATATGGTGGAGTTGGAATTACACACCAAAATTCACTCATTGTGGATCTTTAAATTATAATCCAGATAAAAAAATATGGAATCATATTCAATTTACCCACGCAGGTATTAAGATAGAGCTTTTAGATGAAGATCAAGCTTCAGAACTATTAGCTAAACTACATGGGTTTGAAATACTCATATGTCCTGTTAAAGATGATTGGCAGATCATGAGGATTAAAGAATTATCCTGTGTATCATTTACTATGAGGTTAATAGGATTTTATAAATGGTGGATCGTTACTCCTTATCAGTTATATTGTGCGTTGATAAAAGCTGGATATAAGTCATTTTGGAAGAATAGGGATAATCATGGCAAAAAAACCAAAAACACCTAATGAGATCATTGAAGCTATTGAGGACTTACACTCTCAAGAGCAAGATCTTTTAGAGCAATTAAAAAAAAATATTAATTCAGATGATGATAGTGATGATGATTTTGATGATGATGATGATTTTGACAGGGATGATATATAATGGGTGGTAATTCAAATAGTGGAAGTAGTAGTGGAGGAGAATCTACTTACGATAGAAAGCAACAAGCTGGTGTAAAAAAAGGTTCTACTTTTCAAACTTACAAAGGTGGTAAAGCTGTAGGTGTAGATTATGCTTTAAAAGATAAAATAGAAAGTCAAAAATTAGAAAAATTTCATAATGCTGGTAAAGTAGATGAAATAAAAACTCCTATTACAGCAATTAATATTATAGGTAATGCTACATTAGGATGGACAAATGCAGGTTCTGTAAAAACAAGAGAATATTTTACAAATAAAGTTTTAAGTTCTACTAAAGCTAAAAAAAATATTGGTTATACTCAATCAGAATTTAAAAATTTAACTTCAGCTAAACAAGAAGAAGTTTATGATTCTTATATGTCTAATAGAATGTCTGGTAAAACAGATGCTTATGGAAATACTCATCCAAATTATACAAAAGAAAAAGATGGAACTTTTAGAAAAACTGGTGGAGGTGATAATCAAACTAGAAAAACAGAAGCACAAATTTTACAAGAAAATACTGAAGCTGAAACAAAAAAAGATGATGTTGCAATTTCAGAAGATGAGTATAAAAAGCGTAGAGGACTAATAGGTTCAAGATCAATGTTTTCAAGATCAGGTGGTCGTGGATTTTTTGACTCTACTGGTTCAGCAATAATATAAAGGAGATAATAATGGCAAATAAATGGGATGATAAATCATATATACCTTTTCCTGAAACTAAAAATGTAGAAGATAGAATTAAAAAAGGGAAAAAAAAACATGGAGATCATTATCCAGCAACTGATTCTGAAATAGATGAAGTTTATGGTGTTGGTGCTGCAACTGAAGCATTAGATGCAGCTCATAAAAAAAAGAAAAAAAAATAGTATAAATGAATTAAATGGAATATATAGATACAGCAGATGTACTTACAACAGGAACATCAGATAAAGCAACAGAGATTCTTAAAAAATATAAAGAAGCTCAAAACATAAAAGACTTTTGGAAGGATAGATTCGAAGAAGCATATGAATATTGTTTACCTAATCGTGAGTCTTTCTTTGATGAATCCCCAGGCCAAAGACGTACCGATAAAATTTTTGATGAAACAGCTGTGGTCGGAGTCCAAGAATTTGCATCAAGACTCCAAGCAGGAATCACACCCACATTTGCAAGATGGGCAGACTTCCAAGCTGGATCAGAAATTCCACAAGAACAAAAATCATTCATCAATCTCGAATTAGATAAAATTACAGATTACGTTTTTCAAGTATTACAAAATTCTAATTTCAATCAAGAAATCCATGAATCATTTATGGATCTTGCTATTGGAACAGGTGTTATACTTGTTGAAGAAGGAGATTCTGTTGATCCAATTAAATTTACAGCAGTACCTTTAACAAGAGTATGTTTAAATAATGGGCCTGATGGAAAGATAGATACTATTTATAGAACAAGATTATGTAAACCTCACGAAATAAATATCTTATATCCTAAAGCTGTATTACCAGAAAACTTTAATCCTTTAAAAAATAAAAAGAAAATTAAAATTATTGAATCTATTTATAAAGTTTATGAAGATAATGTAGAAAAATATAAATTTTGCGTAGTGATGGAAAATCCTAAAGCAATTTTATTAGAAGAAGAATATACTGGAGAAGGATCAAATCCTTATTTAGTATTTAGATGGAATAAAGCATCTGGTGAAGTTTATGGTAGAGGCCCAGTATTTAATGCAATGGGTGCTATTAAAACTTGTAACCTTACTATAGAATTAATATTACAAAATGCACAAATGTCTGTAAGTGGAGTTTATACTTACGAAGATGATGGTGTAATTAATCCTGATAACATTTCCCTTGTACCAGGATCTCTAATCCCTGTAGCTCCTGGATCTAGAGGTTTATTGCCAATTCAGGCAGCATCAAACTTTGATGTTGCCCAATTGGTATTAAATGACATGAGGCAAAATATTAAGAAAGCATTATACATGGAAGCATTAGGAAGACCTGAAGGAACTCCTATGACAGCAACTGAAGTTTCAGAAAGAATGGCAGATCTATCTAGACAAATAGGTTCTTCTTTTGGAAGACTTCAATCTGAATTAATTAATCCATTATTAAAAAGAATAATTAGAATTTTATCTAAACAAGGTAGAATTGACATCCCTAAAGTTAACGGTAGGGAAGTTAAAATAGCTCCACGTTCACCTCTAGCACAAGCTCAACATTTACAAGATGTTGCAGATGTAACTAGGTTCAATGAAATAATAGCAGGTACATTTGGCCCACAAATGATTAATTTAATTGTGGATCAAAATGAAACTGCAAAATATTTAGCAGAAAAAATGAACCTTCCTGAAAAGCTTATTAGAAATGAACAAGAGCAAAAAGAGTTAGTAAATCGTATGCAACAATTGCAACAAAGTGCAAACGAACCACCAGAAGGAGGAGAAGCTCCACCAGGGGCATAATATGACATGGGATGCTTTAAACAAAGACAAACCAAAAATTGCAAATAGTGTAGATGGATATATAAGAACAGAGAAAGAGGAAACTCAACTTAATAAACATTTTGCCAACGTCTTTAAAGATGATGAAGGTAAAAAAGTTCTAGACTATTTACAATCAATCACTACTGAAGCTGTTGCTGGGCCTAATGTAACTAGCAATCAGTTATTTCATATCGAAGGTATGAGATTTTTAGTAGGTATAATCAAAACAAGAAAAAAAAAAGGAGAACAAGATGGCAGATGATAATGCAACATCAGCACCAATCGCCACAGAAACAATTGGTTCTGAAGTAAGTAAACCTGATTATGTTCAGGATAAGTTTTGGGATTCAGATTCCAAACAAGTAAACATAGAAAACCTATCTTCAAGTTATAATTCACTTGAAGCTAAATTAGGTTCTAGAACCGAAGATCTTTCTAAACAAATTAGAACAGATATAGAAGCTGAAAGACTTAAGAATGTTCCAGAGTCTTATAAGTTAAATGTTCCAGAAATGGAAAACACTAAATTATCTGTAACTGCAGAAATGCCCATAGTTAAATGGTGGGGAGAAACTGCTAAAGACGCAGGTCTTTCTCAAGAACAATATGATTCAGGTGTTAAAGCATTTGTTGATAATGCTGTAGCTAACTTACCTAATCCAGATCTTGAAAAGCAAAAACTTGGAGATAATGGCAAAGAAAGAGTTGAAGCTGCATCAATGTGGTCTAAAAAACATTTAAGTCCTGATGGATATTCTACAATATCCGATTTAGCTGGAACAGCTGGAGGAGTTAAAGTTATAGAAGAATTGATGAAGCTTACTAAAGATACTAATATGCCTACATCACAAACTCAAGTAGATGCTTCTGCTACTGCAGATGATTTAAAATCAATGTTGAATGATCCTCGTTACTGGGATAGTGGTAAAAGAGATCCTTCTTATGTAAGACGAGTTACTGAGTTATATGAAAAGGCGTTCAAAAATCAAGCACCAAAAAGTTAAATTTAAGTATAAAAAACTTAATAAACCTTTTAAATGGAGAGATTGTGTATCTCAAACAGGATGGCTAACTGCTGCAGAAATAGAAGCAGCAGTACCTGCCAAATGTATTACTGGAGATTTTTGGATTTATAAAGATACAGATGATTTTATTACTTTGTTTGGTACTTATTCTTACGATGAAAAAGGTGCAATAGAATTTGGTGAAGTTATAACTATCCCTAAACAATGGATTTAATGTGCGTTGCCAACATTATCTGTAAATAATATTTCTTATTCAAGACCTTAGAATGTTTAATGTTTGCCCTTAACTGGACAACAAACCCCCTGCATTAAAAGACAATCGGTAAATTAACAATAACAAAGGACATAATACAATGGCAAGTTCAATCACAAATGCCTTTATTACTCAGTTCGAAGCTGAAGTTCATATGGCTTACCAAAGAATGGGAAGCAAATTGAAAAATTTAGTTAGAACAGTCAATGGTGTTAATGGTTCTACTGTTAAGTTCCAAAAAGTTGCAAAAGGTTCTGCAAATACTAAAGCAAGACACGCTGAAGTAGTTGCAATGGATCTAGCTCACAGCAATGTAAGTGCAACTTTGACCGATTACTATGCAGCAGATTACGTTGACAAATTAGACGAGTTAAAGATAAACATTGATGAACGGCAAGTTGTAGCTCAATCAGCAGCATATGCACTCGGCAGAAAAACTGACGAAGTGTTAATATCTACTCTTGACGCAGCAACTTCAATTGCAGCTAACGTCAGTTCTTCAGCAACTGGGATGACTCTCATTAAAGCTAAGAATATGATGGAAGTGTTTAATGGAAACGATGTTCCTGATGACAATCAAAGATATTGGGCAGTAGGGCCAAAACAATGGTCTGACCTATTATCTGTTGATCAATTCTCTAGAGTAGAATACGTAGGGCCTAGTGATCTACCATTCCCTAATGGCATGACTGCCAAAAGATGGATGGGATTCCTATTCTTCGTACACTCTGGTTTATCTTTATCAGGTTCGGACAGAAAAAATCTGGCTTTTCATAAATCAGCAATTGGCTGTGGTATCGGTTCAGATGTACGTACTGAAGTTAACTACATCCCTGAAAAAGTTTCACACCTAATAACGTCTATGATTTCATTAGGTAGTGTACAAATTGACGGTGATGCAGCAAGAGTTCAGTTATGTACAGAATAATTAAAAGGAGATTATAATATGGCATACGCAATAGACAATCCTGTAAAAAAGGTTGCTCAAATGGGTGCTTCTAACTCTCTTTGGTATTATACTGACGGAGATGCTATAGGCACAATCGTGGCAGATGATTATTTCATTCTGTCTTACGCAGAACTAAAAGCTGGAGATGTTATACTTGTAAATAGTGGAGGATCTAACGCAGTTATGGACACAATAATCGTGTCTGTAAATGACGGTGGAACGAATCTAAATACAGTCATCGAGGCATAGTTCACATCAAATAAAAATTTAGGGGGAGCAATCCCCCTAGATTGCAGACAATAAAAATTATGGCGACAACTGATATAGACATATGTGCAAGAGCTTTAGTAATGATAGGTGCTCAACCCATTTCATCTTTTTCAGATGGAAGTACAGAAGCACTAGTAGCTTCAAATGTTTATACTGATGTTACCGAAGCTTCTCTAACTAGACATAGATGGAGATTTGCAACAACTCAAGCAACATTATCCCTTTTAAGTAATACACCAACAGGAAGATATGCTTATGCATATCAGATGCCAACATCTCCTGCAGTATTACAAATTATTTCAATTACAGTTAATGATTATGTTATACCTTATGCAAGGTATCAAGATTACATTTATGTAAATGATTATGGTTCATCTAATACACTTGTAATGGATTATATTTACAAAGTAGGTGAAGCATATTTTCCACCCCATTTTAGATTAGCTTTAGAATATGAATTAGCTGCAGTATTTTCAGGTTCTGTAGCTAGAGATTCAGCTATGATTAAACAATTTAAAGAATTAGCTGAAAGACAATTTCTTGTAGCTAAAAATATAGATTCTGCTGAAACAACTTCTAAAGTTTTAGACACTAATAGATTTATTTCTTTAAGAAGATCTACAAGAACGGATGTATAATGGGAAGAACATTAAGAACGGTTATAACCAATTTTTCATCTGGAGAACTTAATCCATTATTAGCAACTCGTACTGATGTTGCATCTTATTTTCAAGGTGCTAAAAATTGTAAAAATTTTGCTTTATTAGCAGAAGGTG